ATGTTGAATCTTCTTTCTAAACAATCTATACCTGAAGGTGGTGAGGATGGTAGTGCTGGATTTCTTTTCTTCGAGACTGCAGATGGATATCAATTTAAATCAATTGATAAATTATTTGATCAACCACAAAAAAAATCATTTATCTTCAATAACTCTACTGAGGCTAAAGATGGTATTCCAGCAGGATATGACGGAAAAATATTAGACCATCAATCAGATAGCTCTATTAATGTTCAATCTAAAATGAACATCGGTGCGTATAAAACTAAGTTGGTTATGTTTGATCCTTACAATTGTAAATATGTTGTTGATGAAAAAACTGCCGATGAAGCTGTAGAGAAAAAGAAAGTAAAACTTGCTGGTAAAAAACTTCCCAAGTTTAATGAAAAATTTAGCACTCCAACTAAAGATTATACTAGAACTACATTTATGATGATTGATAGTGGAACTTTACCATCTGGTGCTACTGAAGAGCAAATCAAAGAAAATCAAAAAGATAATTTTAAAGCAGCACAAACATTAAATCAAGCCATTCGTAGATACAATCAACTTTTTTCTGGTATGATGGAGATAACTATCGCTGGAGACTTTAGTTTACATGCAGGAGATGTAATATTTGTTGACATATTCTCTGTTCAGGCAGAGAAAAATGATACAGTGAATAGGGAAAGTGGTGGTCTATATATTATAGCTGACCTATGCCACTATCTTAGTTCTGAGGGAACCTATACTAAGTTAAACTTAGCACGAGATTCCTTCGGTAGAAAAGGCAATCATAGCACAAAAACAGATTCCAATTCCATAGCAGATTCTGCAAGACAACAATACGGGTAACTATTATGTCAGAAATTAAACACGATTTAGATCACGAAGTTTATCTTGATCCTAAAGATGAAAAGGAACATATAAATCATGGAATGTTAGAATACAAAAAATCTGAACTTGAAGAGGTTCATGCTAATTATGAGGATGCACATAAAGATGATGTCGTTGATCCAAATGAGGGTAAAATAAATGATTGGCACACAAGACATGAAGATAAGCATTTAGAAATATATTGCGACAATCATCCTGATGCATTTGAGTGTAGGGTATACGACGACTAAAGTATGGAATCGTCATTATTTAATACTGGTTTTTTAGGTGGCAGTTTTCTTTGGTTTATAGGCCAGGTTGCTGACGATTCAACGTGGAGAGAAAATCTAAACTCAAAAAAGTTTAAAAAAACTGACAATATACCTGGTTGGGGATACAGATATAAAGTTAGGATCATGGGTCATCATGATAAAGATGAATCAGATGTAAGTGCAGAAGAACTTCCTTGGGCTCAGGTGATGTATCCTGTGACTGCTGGAACAGGTCACGGTGGATCATACCAAACACCTGCCATCAAACAAGGAATGTTTGTCTTTGGATTCTTTCTTGATGGAAAAGATCAACAGGTTCCTATAATCATGGGTGTTCTTGGTAATAATACTAAGACTAAACTTGAGAGAAAAATGGGAACTGAGGGTAGTGGTGGTGAAAACTTTACACCGCAAAGTTTTTATTCTAAAAATCAAGACGAAGAACCTCCTGAACAGAAAAAACTTAAAGATGCAGACTTCGCACCAGATCAAGCAGAAGATGGAAATATATCAGTAGAATCAACAGACTCAAATAATTTATACACAATTTCTGATGAGAGAATAAGTTATGGGTTAGAAGAAGAACATGCATTAGCATGCCCTAATCCAGATACTCAATCTGATACAAAGAATATGCAGACTGTGATAACAACATTAACTGAGAAGATAGAAAGATTTCAACAATCTCTTCAAGATGCTAACAAGGCTGGTGGTTTACCTATAGTAGAGAATAATAAAAATATAGATGCAGCGATAGAAAGTGCATCCCAAGAGATGGCAAAATATATGAAGGGCACAATGAATAAACTTCAGCAGTTTGTGACTAAAGAATTTAATGAAAAACTTGCACCCATAGAAAATCTCGCTCCACCATCACATACACTGGAAATTTTACAAAAAAAAGTAGAGGGATTAGAAAAAATTGCATGTATGTTTAACGGTATGGCAGGTCTTGCACTTGTTGGATTAATTGCTGCTGCACTAAAAAATGCTTTTAATAGAAAGAAAAAGAAGGCAGAAAATACTGCTGCTAATGCTTCCGTATCCGAGGCAGGGGTTGTTAATGCAAATTTAGCTTCTGGAATTGGAACAAGTTTGTTCGGAACAGATGCAGTGGGAGGAGGAACAGGAACAACAGTGACAGCAGTAACAACAGTAACAAGAGTTGGTGTAACCTCTTCTCAAACAATACCATCAGTTCCTGTGTTAACCACACCTGGTTCTGAAAATGTTCCACCTCCCTCTGCTGATGGATTTTATAGACCCACACCACTTTGTGAAACAGAAGAAATTGTAGGTGAGGTATTAGGGGGTAATATTAATACAATTATGTCAGGATTTGATGGTGCAATCTCACCTGTAATTGATGAAATATCAAACTCTTTAGGTGGATCACCCACTGAAACTGGATCATCAAATGTCGGAACAATTGACAATTCTATAAATGAAAATAATGTTCTTTCAGCTTTAGCATCTGGTGCTTTAATTTTAAGTATAACTCAAACTCTTGCAGATGAAGCAGGAGTAGATCCTAATAATGTTGGATCATCAAATCGTTTCTGGGCAGATGGAAACTATGGTCGTGGATTAGTTGGATTTCTTAATTCTAATGGTCAAAATACACCAGATAATCAGCAATTAATTGCTGATGCCTTGTCTTTGATTGACGATAGATCAAATCCAAATGGCATAGCAGCAGGATTAGTTTTAGCCTCTAACATATTAGGTGTGAATGAAGGTCTATTAACTGGTATAGGAAATGTTTTTGGAGCAATTAGATCTGGTAACATACCTAATTTAGTTTCTTCTATCGGTGGTCTTGCATCGTTTAATCCAAGAATATTAAATGCCGTTGCTGGTAATGGTGGTGCACTTGGTGGTGCACTAGTGGGTGGATTGGGTATAGGTGCATTAGGTGGTATGAATTTTGATATCGCCTCTGCATTAGGATTTGTTAATTCAATAACTAAAATATTTAATTGTGATCCTGAACCAGAGTGTTCACCAAATGACACTCATACAATGCAAAGTGGTGGTGGATCATCTGATAAACCTAATATTGCATCTATTGCAAAATCTGCAGAAATTAGTACAAAATCCGTTAAAGAAAAGAAATCTTATGGAACTAGTATAGAAAAGTTGAGTTCTAGCAAAGAAGGTGTTAAAATTAAGAAAGCGTTTGCTAAACCAAAATCAAGAACTCAAGACTTAACTAATCTAGTTGGATATGTTAACGGTCAACCATACTATGGCCCGTTCCACATTCATGAAAGAGATGATGGAAGAGTTGTTAAAATGGTCGGTATTGCACATACAACAACACCTCATGAAATTATATACGACACAGTTCAAGAGAGCCTAGACTAATGCCAATAACACCAACGTCATTTGATAATATTAAAGTAGGATATATCAGCGAAACTGATGGATATATTCAAAATGTATCTATTGCTGATGCAAATGCATACGCAAAATTAAATCCAGAGACAGAATTTATTTTCATTGATGGTGATGAGAAGGTTAAATTTTTGACAATTAATGAAGTCAATGCATTAACTCCCAGAAATTTACTTCGATCTGATCCTTGTTTAACTGGTGATCAACCTTGTGGCCCACCAAAACTTAAATTCTTTGGAGGTGGTGGTGTTGGAGCAAGTGGGAATCCAGTGGTAGATAGTAGTGGTAACTTAATTGCAGTTGATATTGTAAGTGGTGGTTTTGGATATAAAATACCACCACAAGTTCAAGTGATTGATCCTTGTAAAAACGGTAGTGGTGCTGTTCTTCAAACAATAATAGGAGATCAAATAATATCAGGAGAAATATCAGGAGATCAATTTGGTATTTCAACTGCTAATTTAACTGGTGATATAACTGGTGTTGTTGTTCATGTGATCGTTAAAGATAGTGGTCAGGGTTATCTCCCACCACCACAAACGGTTCCTCAATATCCTGCTATTTTAGAACTCACAGGTGTGACTGTCACAAATCCAGGTTTTAATTATGATCCTGCTGTTGATGAAATTATTATTGAACCAGCGAATGGAACTCAACTTTCATATACAACTGAACCTTTTGGAAAAATAAAATCAGTATCTGTTAATAGGAGTGGTAGATTTACAGAGTTACCACAAATCAGAATGAATACTGAAACTGGATTCAATGCAACCTTTGTTCCTAATTTTGATATTGTTCGTGATCCACAACCAGTAGAACCTGTTATAACAGATGTGGTTCAGGTATATGATCTTGTTGGATTAAATATAAATGGTTACGTTGATGGTAAACCTTACTATGGAAACGTATATTATATAAATGGTATCAGATATGCAGGAACATCTGATAAATCTGGAACTAACATCGTTGTTTATGATACTCAACTTGCGAGTGTTCAAAAGAGACCTATTGAAGGTGCAATTGTTCCAAGTCAAATAGAAGAAACTGAAACTCAAGAGGATACTATAGAGGCTATAAGTTCTCCTACAAGAGGAAGTTACTCCACTACACCAACAAGTGCTCCATCAACTCCTGCAACAACAAGCACACCGAGCACACCAACAACACCTGCAACTGGTGGTGGTTATTCAACTCCATCTACACCAGCACCTGCACCATCAACACCATCAACACCAGCACCATCAACACCTAGCACACCTAGTGGTGGTGGCGGTGGATACGGAGGAGGATACTAATGTCTGAGAAAAAGAATTTTTGGAACCAAGTGTGGAGTGCCATGAATGGTGCTATCACCTTTGGTAAAATAAGCCCAAAGGGTGATGTCACCTCAAGTGTTCACATTCAAGCACTAGATGGTAGACATTACATGTCATTTGATGAAGATGGCCCACGAACTGGTTATACTTTATTGAATTCACCAGGTTCAACCTTTATTCATAGTGGTGAAGATTTAGAACAACAACAAGAAGCAGTCTTTATTCTTGCAAAAAATGGTGATATACATCTTAAAGCAACCAAAGGAAAAATTAAATTAGAAGCACTTGATATTGAGTTGATTGCTAATGGAAATGCTCCACAAGGTGTTATTTGGGCAAATGCATATGAGACCTTGAAACTTGACTCAAAAAATGTTACAATAGATGG